CATCTGTTATAACTTCTACAGGACTCTTGTATACATATATAGAACATAAGGATTCAGATGTTGTTGTTTTACCTTCTCCTACAGGATCGACACTAGCATAATACATTCCAAATGTAGGATCTTTGCAAGGACGCTCATACACGCATATCACTCCTTCTTTATCCTCAGTTTTCTTAGATATGGGAAACTCAGATATTGGAAGCTTGTTTGAGTTGGAAGCCACTATCTTTCCCTCAGCATTTCTAGATAGGTTAAGATATTCTACAGGATATTCCTTATCCATAATCCTTTGCATTTGCTTAGATACAAGATGTGGAGGAAAGACACTCACCTTTCTTGTAGCAAAGGCCTCTTCTATATTTCTAGGATGCTGAGATATTGTAAGCTGATAAGCTTCAGGTGCAAGTTTCTTTTTAGCTTTTTGAAATTCATCATCTAAAGCTTCAAGAGCTTCTTCCACTTTAGAATTGCCATAATCATCTATGTATGGAGGCATGCTCCATTGCTCAGGAATAAAAAGTCCTGTCATACCTATTGCACCATCACTATCAACTAGATTAGTTTCAACTCCATAGAATCCATTCTCATCAGGATTGAGAATATATTCTTTAAGAGGTTCACACTGATCAAGATCACCCACTGATCCTGCTGCAATAAATTGTCCTGTAATAATATGACCTGATTTAAGAGCTGGTTTCATAAACCCATAAGTGTCATCCATCTTAGGAGCAATACCAGCTTCTTCATGAAAGAAATACGTAACAGGTCCACCCACACCATGTGTAGGATCTTTCTCAAATGAATAAAGATTAATAGTAGATTTATTACCCTTGTAAGTATCTCTACCATTAATCCTCACTTTAATTTGTTGTTGCCAAGCCCCAACTTTCTCAGGTTCAGCTGGTCTATACCATGCTGTATGTTCATTTAAGAAGTTTTTATATTCATTAAGAAACTTCCAAGAACCTTTCTCATTAATGTAGTCTTTAAGACTAGCACCTATCTTTAATACAGCTCCTTCCTCAAACCAATATTGGTTTATAAGCTTAGCCATATGAAAATATGAACTAGCTATCTGACGTTTCTTTAATATAACAGCGTGTTTATAATGTAGCTCTGCTAAATGTTCGTATAGAGCCATGTGGTATTGCGCATCACGCACCTTTGCAAAATCAAAGCGCTTTTCTTCCTTATCATAAATAGGAAGAAAATTAAGCCACATATAATAATCACGAGTGATATACCAAGTGCTACTTTTAGAATGTATAATAACACCGTTACGACATTTGGCTTTTTGATCATCCCAATAAGTTATAAAGTCTTTAGTTTTAATTGGCGCATCACAGTAATATTTTTGCTTTTGAAACTTACGAGCTTCAGCATTAAATATTAAACTTGTTTCATCAAAATAGTATTTACCAGGTTCCTTAAATAATGGCACAAGAAAGTCTCTAAACTCTTCGCGAGTATTAAAGATGGTAGATGTCCATATCCCATCTTTATATGTAGGAACCTCTTTGTAGATATTATCCATTTAAAATTTCTTTTATTGCATCTTCATCCCCATGAGCTTTGTAAAGAAGATCCTTTAAATCAGAAATGTTTCTACTTCTTAATATTCTAGGATTTTCAGCATCGCTCCAATATTCATTATAAAAATCTCTAGGGATTGCATTCCACACCTCAGTAAATGGATTAAAATGAAATATCCAATTGTACATAAATCCATTACCAACAGATGTTGTTTCTAAATCTTGATTAATTTGTTGTGTCATAATTATTAATTTAGCTGTAGGGGTAGGAGTCGAACCTACATTCTTGTCACAATAATTTATAGATTTGTGACAAGAACCATCGAGACAAGATGGTGTGTTTACCTGTTTCACCACCCTACAATATACAACTTATTCTCTCGTCAGTGGGGAAGTTGCCAAACCCATCTAGCTTACGATCTAGCTCTCCTAGGGCGCTGTTCTTATGGGTAGCGTAAGAGGAACTACGACCCTATGGCCTTTAGGGACAATTATTTAAAAAGCTTTAACCAAACGTCTTTAGACTTTTTAACATAACTTAATAACTTATTTTTATTAAGATGTACATTTATTGAACTTTGGTTATAAGCTCTTCTTAATATTCTAGCAATTTTATCTGTATCTGTAGGTAATGCTGTAAACATATTACTCATCCAAGGAATTTCATTTGTACTAACTACAGGAACTCCTTGACTTATTAAATCAGCAGCTACAATATTAAATGTTTCAGAGAAAGAAACTTGCATGCCAATATCCATTTGTCTACATAGTTGTAAAAATTCTTCTCTTGGCATCCAAGGATGTTCAACAAGTTGATGTCCTTTGCTAGTTAAATTATTAAAGAACGCTTTTAAATTATTATAAACAGGTTGTCCATTTTGTTCTATTCTTCCTGTATTAATATGAAAGCGTAATTTTTTACCTACGCCATCTGCAAATTTTACAGCAGCTATTGCTTGAGCCATATGATTTTTTAATGGGCGAATAGCTCCAAAACATCCTATGTTAATATATTCAGCTTTTGTATTTATTTTTTTTGTTCTTTGAAATGTTTCAGGATAGTAGTTTGGCAGGTTTACAATTTTATTTTCTTCTTTTTCTGGTGTCACTGAAAACCTACCTTTTACATAAAACTTTAATTCTTTATTTATTGCATTAGCATTTGTTGCAACAAACACTTTAGACTTTGTTGTATACTGAGCAATCCAATCAAATGCAATACCTTCATTAGCTAAGAAAGGAGAATTACTATGTATACGAACAATCCAATTTACATTTGGATGAAGTTGTTTTAATACATCAAACTTTTCAGGAACAACCCACAATCCTTCAATAATTACAGTTGTAGGTTTAAATTCTGCCACTTCTCTATCAATGTCATTGTTATCTGTAACAACGACAAGTTTTGAAGGAACACCTTTTCTTTGCAACATATCTTTTACAAATGTTGCTGAATTGTACAATCCTGTTGTTAGGCCTTCATTAGAATAATGTTCTTGGCCATAATCTTCTCTTCTCTTTAAGAGAAATAACACTCGTTTTTTCATTTTGTATAAGGGGTTTAATTTATTGATCGTATGCTAAGTTTTGTCCACCTCTCACTGATGATTGTTGTTCCTCTTCCAAATCTCGTAGTGTGCCTTTAAAGCTCTGACGTATTGCTTCAAACTTTGATGCTGCGTTAACAAGTGCTGTAATGTTACCATCTCTAACATGCTCGATCTCTGTAGTCTCCATGTATTTAGCAAGCCTATCCAACATGCTTTTGATACCAGCATAAGCTCTGTACGTTGGTGTCTCGTACAACTTCTTACACATCTTAAGACCATTAATAATAAGATCTTCATCAGTGCTGAACTCAGCATCAATTTCTTTAAGAATAAGTTCTTCTTTTTCATGTTCTGGTACATCAAAGAACGGGTTTACATCAGGACTAGGGCATGTCATATAAAACATATATGCATAAATTTTTAAATAGTCTTCTGGAAATTCATCCATAATATCTTTTAAAAACTTAAGGGTGTAACAATGTTCTGTAGGAATCACCTTGTTGTTTTGTATATCAAATAACCTAATCATTTTTTATTTTTATATAAATATTACTATTAACGGGAAGAGCTAATGAACCATGGTGATACATAATTTTACCATCTTCTGAAAAACCTGTAATTATAACAATTTCTCCTTTTTCTACAGTGGCTAATAATTTACTTCCAAGTTTATCAGATGTTATTAAAATTTTATCTCCTATCTTTAAATGGTCACTCATTTTTTTAAATCAATTGTTGCATTATTATGTATTTTAATTTGATCTGTACGATAGTGGCGAACAACTCCTCCATCGCACAACACTACACACCATATATCATTTTCAAATATTCCTCCGTTAGTTACATAAATTGCATATCCTTCTTTATTGTTTTCAACAATTACAGGTATAGGATTCTTAAATTCTAACATTTGTTTTATCCTTTTTGTATTGTTCTATCTACACGCTTACTCAATCCACGAAGGACGTGATATCTTTTTAATTCATCATCATGTATCCATGTAGTGATGCCTAACATTTCATGCTCTTGATTCATGTAACACTTTCTTGCAGAAGTTCCTAGTTCTATTAGCCCAGCTTCATAATCATCAAGCCATTCATCTAAAAGTTTAATCACTTCTAGTTCTGTAGAACCTTTTCTGTGCTTAGGTGTGTATGGACAGTTTTGACATCCATTTCCACAACAAACACCTCGCTTAATTAAATACTTTTTAGTTAGTGGTTTCTTTGCCATGTTAAACAGAATATAAAATTGATAAACTATGCAATTGTCCAGAAGCCAAAAATAAATCTGTTATAGTTTGTGGGTTTTCTCTATTAGCATATTCTCTCTCAAGTTGAGAACAGGAATGAAGCATACCCCCTATTAATTTAAACTCTTCTTCATTCACTTTATCTTGAATGTAATTTAAAAAGTCTTCTGATAGAGCCCACATTGTAGCACACTTACCTTGTGGATAAACACCTATTGCTAATTCTTTTGCTGTCTCTACAAGAAGCTCAGACATTTGCAAAAGCATTTTAGAAACACGTTCCTTTTGTTTTTGATCTGTTTCTTTTTTATGCTGCGCTATTGTTACGATCAGCTTAATTACATCAAACCACATTAGTATTTAGGTTTTATTTTGTTTTTATTATCTTCTAACCAATGTATTACAGATATTGCTTCCTGCTTTAAATAAGGAAGATCGTATTGCACCACATCTAAAACAATAGGATCACCATTTGTATCAAGAGCTGTAATAGGGTTGTCAAATTTATCTCGCCCCACTTCTTCAAACAATATATGATGTATTGTTAAGCTTCCAAACTTTAATTTAGGATTGTGCTTAAGAATAATAAACATATACATGCTAAGCTGTAAAGCATAATGATTTAAATGACAATCATCTAAATGACTTACAGGAGGTTGCATTTTTTGTGTCACTCCTTCCCAATTTGTAAACCCAGCAAGCTTAATTTCTTTATTAGTTTTATAATCTGTTATGTGCACCACCCCATCAATCACTTCTACAAGATCTGATTGTCCACATATTCCTGCTGATTTCAAATAGACCATGTGCTCTGGATAAATACCATCCACAAGTTTTTGGTTTGGTGAATGTTTAACGTGGTCAATTTCAACTGGTTTAAAAATAGGAATAGTAGATCCTTGTCTTTCCATTGTTTGAAAAGAACAAATATCATTCTCTCTACAGTTGTGATACCACGTACCTAGTGTTGTTGCTCTATTTGCTTCAGCTTTCCAAGCTTCTTTAATTTCATCAGGTGTCATCCCATACCACTTGCTCTTTTTATTTCTTGAAGACTTAAGAGCTATTGCATCAGCATCAAAGGGTTGCTTAAAATTAGATATCAAACTTGTAACACTCAACCAATCCGTACCATCATCACTTATATACTTATGTTTTTCAGGGTAGAATTTTAATATACTCATAGTCCTAGTTTTTCATTTAGTTTGTCTTCCTCTTCTTCTGTAAGCTCAGCTTCCCATTTACCAAGAGGACAATCTGAACTAAGAGCTCTTGTCTTTAACGAAAGACTACATCCACACCCACCTTTGTTTTCATTACAACAGGGTTGTGTTCCAGGTAGTGTGCATCCTTCACCTTGCACATCTAGAAGTTCACAAGCTTCACAAATCTGCATTCTATGTTGTGCAATTTCTTCTACATCTTCTCTTTTAAATATAGAGTTGGTGATTCCTTCAAGAATCTGACCCTTGCTCTTCCATATCTTTATTATGTTTTTTCCTAGACTTGACATTGCTTTTAGTTTTATGCAGTTTAATAAAGTCTTTTCTTTGGTTTTCTTCTTCTATTAATTTTTTTAAATTACCTAAATCATACAAAGCTTCAGCTGTTTTAAACCTAGCTGTTATTTTTTGGAGTCCTTTTGCTTTGTTATTCTCTTCAAATCTCTGAAGCTTATCAATCTTATCATCAATCTTCCAATGCTTAATTGTAAAATCTCCAAGATTTGTTATATGCACTTTATAGTGTTTTAACCTACTTAGATTTTCTCTTAACTCTCTATAGTAAAAACTTATAATACTTTCTACCACCTCTTTAGCTAGTCCCACTTCTTTAGCTATATCATCTACAAACTCTTTTGCTTTTTTAGGACGCAAGACTTAATATTTTAAAATTAAGAAGCAAGTTACCTTTTGAAAATAGATCAAGCTTTGGGTTGATGGTTATTTTCTTTTTATTCTTACCTTCCTTTACAATCAAGTTTTTCTTTGCAGCTTTTGTAAGACAATTTCTAACGCTTTGAGGGGAAGAGAATATCTGCTTCTCATGCACCTTGCTACAGAAGGATGTCAATTCCTGTTCCCCCTCAAGTGCTAGAAATGTTAAACAATCAAGATCGGCATCACTTACAGAAATCTTATAGATGTAGCAATAGGTGAGCAACTGGTACTTGACAGCTTCCCAGTTGTTCATCCTAATCTTTTTTTCTATTTGATTTACTACTGCCATTATTTTTGTTTTTTGAGAGAACGCTTTTTAGGAGCTTCCTCATCTGTAATGAGTACCTCATCTCCTACGTTCAATCCTTGTTCTGAGAGACTAGGATTGTTAGCCAAGTCTTCTTCTGTAATAACATGACGCTCACCCTCTTCTTCTTCTCCTGCAACCGGTGGTTGAGAAGGATTGGTCATCTGTGCTACAAAGCTAATAGCTTGAATCTCTTCAGCTCTAGCTTTAGCCAATCTAGTGTTAATCTCTTGCAACTGAGCTTGAAGTTCTTTCACTTCAATCTGCTCTTTAAGGAATGCTAAGATCTCATCCTTTGTTGGAACTTTTTGTTCTTCTGACATAATTATTGGTTTTTATTATTAAAGACTTACATCATTATCATCACCACTACCTTCATCTGTGGCTTCTTCTTCTAAATCCATAAACTTTTTCCATATACTATTAAACTTAGCATACGGAGTGTCTAATATATAAATGTCCCCTGTATCTGTATACACCGTAGTGCAAAATGTTGTAGAATCCTCTTCCTCATCTGTAGACATTTTAAACGCATTAATACATCCAAGATAGATGGTGAAGGGAAGCCACTTTCCAGCATCTGTAATGTTTAATATTTCAGCTTGTTCTTGTGGCATTGCATGGCAATACACTTTACATTCATGATACATGTTTTTGTTTTTTAGGTGATGAATGATATTGATTGTAATTAATAAACTTACTCCTATTAGCAGCTTTACACATTTGCTCCCCTAGCATCCTATATGTAAGCCCATCCCTTACATCCACTACAGGAACGCCCCCTAGCTCTTCTCCATTGTTGTCTCTAATTACTCTGTAATGAGAAAGTAATTCTTCTTCTCCCTCTTGTGTGATTTTTCTTGTCTCCATAATATAATATACTTTAAATGTTTAAACTTAACAAATTTATTTTTAATTAATATATAAACAATATATAATTACCCACACAGTGTTAATATCCTACCTACCACGCAAAAATGCTATGTATAACATACCATAATACTAATACATTATTA